TGTTCCGACGCTTACCAGTAACGATATTTTGACATCTATATTTGAAGCAAGACGTGCTGGCATTACTACATGGGATAATAATGTTAATAATGAATTGGATAATTGTAATAAAAATGAAATAGTCAAAAATTTCATAAAATCTGACCCATCCGACAATTTTTCCATAAATTTGGAAGAAAATTCAATTTTAGATTTAAAATCAATTGTGAAAAATTTGTTGCCTTGTATTGTAACCGTGCCCGGTGGCAATGAATTAACTAAAATGCAACAGGCATTAGAATTATTAAAAGACATTGGTATTGAAAATCATGAAATTAGCGTTTTGTTCCGGTTACCCAGCGATACTGGTGGAGATTTTAACAAATTTGTCAAAGAAGAAAAATTAAATTCTCCCATATCTGAAAAAACTAAAGTGGTAGTCCTTAGTGGAAAACTTCCTAAGACTATATTTGATTCTGAATTGAAATTTAATTGTGTTTTAAACTTTAATTTTTACAATGTGCATTATACTCTTGCTAATTTCATGAAAAACAGGCATAATGTTATTAACGTGTTAGCAGATAAAAAAACAAAGAGCCCGCAAATTGAGTACATGTAAAGTTATTATTAAAGATGAAGTTAATGTTAAGATTGAAAATTTAGATCTCGACATTCGTAAGGCTCTGGTTAAAAAATTCAAGTACGAAGACCCTACTGCCCGCTTCAGACCCAGCTTCAAATTGGGTCGATGGGACGGTAGCATCAGTTTCTTTGGTCTTGGTGGATCGACTTATCTCAGTATGTTGGGTCCGGTGTTAGAGTACATTGAAAGTAAGAATTATTGCATTGAAGTTGAAGATCAACGTGTTCCAACTACCCTGGAATTTAGTGAGATTTTTGAGGATTTTTGGGGTGAAAAAACATGGCCTTTAGGACATCGTTTTGCAGGTCATCTTATTCGATTACGAAATGACCAAGTTGATGTTATTAATAAGTTTTTAGAAAATCCTCAATGTCTCCAAGAAATTGCCACTGGTTTTGGTAAGACAATTACCACCGCAACTTTGGCGAAAATTTGTGAAAAATACGGTCGAACAATAACCATTGTTCCTAACAAAAGTCTAGTGGAACAAACTGAAGAAGACTTTGTTAACGTTGGTTTAGACGTTGGTGTATACTACGGAGATAGAAAAAATCTCAACAAAACACATACAATCTGCACTTGGCAAAGTTTAAATATTTGGGATAAAAAAAGTAAAAATGATGACGAAATTTTACAAATTTCTGAGTTTTTAGCAGACGTAAGAACTGTCATGGTTGATGAGGTACATATGGCCAAAGCCGATGTATTGAAGAAATTACTCACACAGAATCTAAGTCATGTGCCAATCCGTTGGGGGTTGACCGGAACTATTCCAAAAGCAGAACATGAGTATCAAGCATTACGTGCAAGCCTAGGAGAAGTGGTAAATGTGGTAAAAGCACATGAATTGCAAGAAGCGGGTATATTAAGCAATTGTCATGTGAATGTTGTACAAACAGCAGAGTGGAAAGAATTTGGAAGTTATGCAGAAGAATTGAAATATCTTGTTACTGATAGCACAAGGATGACACATATCAGTAATATGATTCGTAATATTGCAGCATCGGGAAATACCTTAGTCTTGGTTAATAGAATTGACTCAGGTAAATTTATTATCGAACAAATACCAGAAGCGGTGTTTGTTTCAGGTCAGGTTAAAACTAAAGACAGGAAAGAAGAGTATGATGAGATTAGAACAAGTGATAACAAGATTATTGTGGCGACTTTTGGTGTGGCCGCTGTGGGTATTAATATTCCTCGTATTTTTAATCTGGTTCTTTTGGAACCCGGAAAAAGCTTTGTTAGAGTTATACAATCGATTGGACGCGGTATTCGAAAAGCAGACGACAAAGACTTCGTACAGATCTGGGATATAACCGCAGCCAGCAAATACGCTAAAAGACACTTGACAGAAAGAAAGAGGTTTTATAAAGAAGCCAAATACCCATTTAACATTGAGAAAGTAAAATATATATAATGCAGATCTTGACACTAAACAATGAGATATTTTATCTCAACGAACTACCAGAAGAAGTAGATGACGATTTGAGATTCGCAGTATTGGATAATAGTGATAGTAGTAACCCGGACTATTTTTTTATTCCACTAATATTCCTTGAGTCATTTACTGGCCCAGCAGCAGTATTAAAAATAGGTAAACATGAACTTACTATGCCATTAGATTGGTGTGCTATTGTTGGTGATCCCGAAGGACCTGATATGGAAGTGCTGCCATTAACTAGTTTAAATGATCGCGGTTTCAAAACATTCTGCTTTAATCCATTAAGTAGCTTTAGACCCGAATTTCATGAGATTGATATCATCGATGTCTATCAAGATGTTAAATGGTATTTTCCAAAGATGAAACCGGGACAATTATTATGTACACCATTAGAGCCAGGCCCAAAACCTACCTGTGCATATTTTGTTAAAGAAGTTAGTCGTCAAAGTGAATTAGTGGATTATACAAGGTGCTGGTAACATGGGAAATCTTAAGCCTGGTGCTGTGTACACTTACACACAAAGAAATGGGATAACTTATGCAGAAGAATTCGGATCTAATGAAAATATTGCAGTAGGATGGAAATGGGATAACCGAACTAGTGACGGTAGACCACTGCACGATCATATAATGGATGATAAACTGTGGGGAGATATACGTAGAGAATCTAAGACCAATCCGGCTTTACATAATGCATTAGAACGTGTTAAAATAATATACTACCTAAGCAAAGATAAAGACAATATTAATCATCATCCGGTATAATTATGGCACTTGATATTAAGCGAGAACTTAAAGCAGTAGATCAAAAGACCTACAACTTTTATGATAATCTCACAGACGAAGAAAAGAAAGCATTTAGCCCTTATATCTTAATGAGATATACCGCTAGTGTACAGATGCCTGATAGGGACATACAAGAATGGTACGTTGAAATGACCAACGAAATGGTTAATAAAAATCACTGGGATCTTAGTAAGAAACATAAAGCATTATTGTGGAAATTGTTTGCTGCAACTGGAACTGGAGTTAACTGCTATCACCCATATCTAGCAGCAGGAAAAAAAGAAAAAGCAAATAAGATTGAACGACTATTATGCGAACTATATCCAGCAATGAAAATGAGTGATATTAAATTAATGGCTTCTATGATGGAGAAAAAAGACAAAGAAGAACTCTTTGATAAAATGGGGTTTGATAAAAAGCAACGGAAAGACTACGAATGATAGCATTGGTGGAACAACCATATACTTGCGTACATTGCGGTAAGAGTTTTATGAAAGATAAAACTCTAGTAGCGCATATGTGCGAACGTAAACGTCGTGCTCTACAAAAAGATGAGAAACGTGTCCAAGCGGGTTTCATGGCATTTAATCGCTTTTGGCAATTGACACAAAATGCCAAGAAATCTAAATCATATGACGACTTTGCTGACAGCAGTTACTATAATGCCTTTGTAAAATTTGGTAGTTTTATTAATAATGTTAATCCATTATATCCAACTAAATTTGTAGATTATGTAATCAAAAGTGGCGTTAAATTGGACCACTGGTGCAGAGATGAAATGTATGAAAAATACCTATTTGATATACTAAAAGTTGAACCAGTGGAAAGTGCTGTACAAAGAAGTCTACAAACTATGATGGAATGGGGTGACTCACATAATGCAAATTTTGCACATTACTTTTCTTATGTTAGTCTAAACAAAGCGGTGCATGATATACTTAATGGTCATATTAGTTTTTGGATTATAATGAATAGCAATACAGGCAAAACAATGATTGCCAACATGAGTGATGAACAATTGGTCATGATTGCTCCAGTATTTGATGTGCCATTTTGGATGAAGAAATTTAAACAAAGCCCGGCGGATGTTGCACTGGTAAAAGAAATATGTTCGGAGGCAGGAATAAAATGAGTCAAGAAAATATTAAAAAATTTCTACAGTATCATCATATACAAGTTATTGATGATAACAAACGTGCCCATAAAATGACACGTATGCATGTGAAATATTTTAACAACCCTGCTGACTATAACGAATTAACAGCAATGAATGCTATGAATTTTGAAACTGAAAGATTACTGACAGTGGAAATTGCAGAGAGTGAGTTAGAACGTATCGCAGATATCGAAGCAGAAGTTTTTAATAACTTACATGAGCGTGGTCATTATAGAATGTTTGAACGTATGACTGAATTAAAAGAACGTGAAAAGTATATTAAGAACAAATATCCAGCAGTGAAAAAAGCCTACGAACATTATAGTCTAATGTTAAAATTAGCAGAGAGCGGCGAA